CCTTGCAGGCTGGCGCTAATGTGGCCCAGGGCGGCATGACCGCAGGGCTGGCTATCGATGCTTTGCAACAAGGGGCAGAACAATGAAGATTGGTGTTGGACTTCCGCCCGGCTGGTCCGTTATCGGGACGATCTTTACCGGCGCTCTTCTCTGGATCGGCGCGCAGCTTCCCGCTTGGCTTTCTTGGGGCTTTACCGTCTTGACGGCGCTTGTCCCTGATGTCAGTGTGGCGCCTGTTGTTGAGCCCCCTGTGCAGTGATGGCAAAACGTCCCGGCCTCTACGCTAACATCGCAGCCAAGCGAGCCCGCATTAAAGCGGGCTCCGGCGAAAAGATGCGGAAGCCCGGCGCAAAAGGCGCTCCCACCGCGAAGGCTTTTCGCGAGAGCGCGAAGACGGCGAGGAAGTGATGGCAAAGCCCGCAAAAGGAAAGGCTATGGTTAAGGTCACCGCTTCTGGTAAGCGCGTGTCTTATGGCCAAGCCGGTGAAGCCAAAGGCGGTGGGCCTCGCGTGCGGCCAGGAACGAGCAAAGGCGATGCTTATTGCGCACGTTCCATGGGGCAGATGAGAGACAACCCGAAAGCAGCCGCCGACCCGAACAGCCCGTTGCGGTTAAGCCGTAAGCGCTGGAAGTGTTCGGGTGAGCGGTCGCAGCGTTAACAGAAAAAATATCAAGGGTTTTCAATGGCGCTTGGTGGAGCAAGGCCAGGGGCCGGGCGCCCAAAAGGAAAGCCGAACAAGGCAAACCTTGAGGTGCGTGAGCTTGCGCGCGTCTATGGGCCTGACGCGATCGCCGAGCTTGCTCGCATTGCTGGTTTGACAAAGCAACCGGGAAGCGACAACGAAGGCACTCGCGTGGCGGCAATCAAAGAACTGATTGATCGTGGGTATGGAAAGGCAACCCAGCCCATTACTGGCGAAGACGGTGGCCCCTTAGCTTTGATGGTGTTTACCGGCGTGCCCCATGCGCAAGAAGAACATTAACCTTTTGTACTACCCCCGCGAATGGCAAGTGCAGGCTCACAAGCGCAAGGCGCGGTTCCGCGTGCTGGCGCTTCACCGTCGAGCCGGAAAGACCGAGCTTGCGTTGATGGAGTTGATCGACGCGGCGCTTAAGACCACCGCAGACCTGGCTTATTACGTTTACCTCGCGCCTTTCCTGAAGCAGGCCAAGACCATTGCATGGGCGCGCTTGAAGCAGCGCCTGGCCCCGCTCCTGAACGTCAACGCTGTGGCCGTGAACGAAAGCGAGCTGTCGATTAAGCTGGCTCACAATGGCGCTGTGATCCGCATCTTTGGCGGCGACAACCCGGACGCCTTGCGTGGCGTGCGCCTTGATGGCGTGGTTATCGATGAGGTGGCGCAGATCAAGCCCGAAGTCTGGCAGGACATTATTCAGCCGGCGCTGTCAGACCGCAAAGGTTGGGCGCTGTTCATTGGCACGCCGTCTGGCGTCAACCTTTTCAGCGAGCTTTTCTTTCGCGCTAAGACCCTGCCTGATTGGGCCTCGGCGCTTTACACTGTGTACGACACCGACGCCCTTGATACTGACGAGATCGCACGCTTGCGCCGCGACATGAGCGAAACAAGCTTCAGCCGCGAGTATCTGTGCGACTTTAGCGCGGCGGGCGAAGATCAGCTGATCAGCTTGTCTGACGTCCAGGCCGCGACGCAACGCCACTACGCAATCACGGAATATCAGTGGGCCCCGCGCATTCTCGGCGTTGACCCTGCGCGCTTTGGCGATGATCGATCGGTCATCTTCCCGCGCCAAGGGCTTGTGGCGTTCCCGCCCATCGTCCTGCGTGGCGTGGACAACATGGACCTGGCCTCGCGTGTTGCAGCCAAGATCGCCGAGTGGCAACCCGACGCGGTGTTCATTGATGCGGGCAATGGCTCTGGCGTGATCGATCGGCTGCGTCAGCTTAAGCATGAAGTCACTGAGGTGTGGTTCGGCGGACGCCCCATTGACGAAGCCTACAAGGACAAACGCACCGAGATGTGGTGCGGGTTGGCCGAATGGATTAAGCTAGGCGGCGCGATCCCTGATGACGTGGCGCTTAAGCAGGATCTCGCTGCGCCCACTTACGCCTTTACGCAGACCGGCAAGCGCGTGCTGGAAAGCAAGGATGACCTCAAGGCGCGCGGGCTTCCCTCACCCGACCTTGGCGACGCCTTGGCCCTGACCTTCGCCGCGCCAGTGGCGGCTAGAACACGCTTTGAGCGCCAGCGCGATGAGTTGGCCCGGCCCCGCTCGCGTGGTGAGTACAACCCTTTGGATATGGTCTGATGGCGATCCCGCGCGAGATTGTGGCCAGTGAGTGGATCGACCGCGCCTGGCCGCTGCTTGAAGAGCACTATGCCGAGCTGGCGACTGTGCCGGACATCATGTTGCTAAAGCCCGACGTCGAGCGCTATCAAACCCTTGAGGCGGCGGGGAACTTGTTTGCTATCGGTATGTTCGACACTCATGGCGACACTCATGTCGATGGCGCCGAAACCCTCGTCGGCTACAGCGTTAACATTGTGTGCACTAACCTGCACTATGGCGACCTCTTGATGTGCCAGAATGACTTGCTCTTTGTGCGCAAGTCACACCGGCGCGGCATGACCGGCATGCGGCTGATTACGGCGACCGAGCGCGCCGCCAAGGATCGAGGTGTCAAGATGATGCTGTGGCACGCCAAGCCGGGGACAACCCTTGATCGGATGCTCCCAAAGCTGGGCTACGAGCCGTTTGAAACTATCCACTATCAGGTGCTTTAATGGTCCAAGCTATTGCAGCCGCCGCCGCTGTCGCTACCGCTGGCGCAACCGTTGCGCAAGGGCGTCAAGCGCAACGTGCTCAACGCAGGGCCGCCGATCAGGCTACCATGCAAGCCGAGATGCAACAGAGCCAGGCCGAGCGTGAGTTCAACCGCGCAAATCAGAAGAGGCCAAACATCGCAGCGTTGGCCGCACGCAATCGCGCCATGAGCGGCGGTGGAGTTGGCGGCACATTCCTTACCGGCACAATGGGCGCACCTACCAGCAGCGGCATGCTAGGCCGCACGAGCCTGCTTGGATCATGATCCCCAAAACCGACATGCTGCGCCGCTGGACGGCGCTCCAGACCGAGCGGTCCAGCTGGATCGCCCATTGGCGCGAGCTGTCGGATTACCTGCTTCCTCGCTCGACGCGGTTCTACAAGAGCGACAGAAATAAAGGCACGAAGAAGCACAACGCGATCTTCGACAGTACGGCTTCACGCTCCCTGCGTATCCTGTCAGCCGGCATGATGAGCGGCATGACCTCGCCTGCTAGGCCATGGTTTCGCTTGGCTTTGCCCGATGAAGATCTGATGGACTATGCGCCGGTCAAGTCATGGCTGGCCGAGACGCAAGGGCGCATGCTGAACGTGTTCGCTCGCAGCAACACCTACCTCATGCTCCATGCCTGCTACGAAGAGCTTGGCGCGTTTGGCACGAGCGCTTCTGTTATCATGGATGACTATGACGCCCTCATCCATCACTACCAGAGCCCCGTTGGCGAGTTCGCCTTGGCCACGGATTATCGCGGCAACGTCAACACGATTTACCGCGAGTTCGAGAAGACCGTTTCCGAGTTGGTTGCAGAGTTTGGATATGATCAGTGCTCACGCACCACGCAGGCGCTCTACAACTCAGGCAATCTCGATGCGTGGGTGCCGATCATTCACGGCATAGAGCCCCGCAGCGATCGCGATGCACGCAAGGCCGATGGTAAGAACAAGCCATGGCGCAGCGTGTACTTTGAGCCTGGCCGCGAGGACGCAGGCGACAAGGTGTTGCGCGAGAGCGGCTATGACCGTTTCCCTGGCCTCGCTCCGCGCTGGCACAAAATGCCCGGCGATGTGTACGGCAACAGCCCCGGCATGGAAGCCCTTGGCGACATCAAGCAACTTCAGCACGAGCAGCTGCGCAAGGCCAACGCCATCGACTATCAAACCAAGCCGCCGCTCCAAGTGCCCGCTGGCATGAAGGGGCGCGACCTGGATTACCTGCCTGGCGGCGTGACCTACGTTGATGCGCCCGGCGCGCAGAACGCAGTGTCCACGTTGTTCAACGTCCAGCTTGACCTGCAACACTTGCTCTTCGACATCCAAGACGTTCGCGAGCGCATCCGTGGCGCGTTCTACGCCGATCTCTTCCTCATGCTGGCGTCGACCGTTCCAGGCCGCATGACCGCGACTGAGGTGGCCGAGCGGCACGAAGAGAAGCTTCTCATGCTAGGCCCCGTGCTTGAGCGCCTGCACAATGAGCTTCTTAAGCCCCTGATCGACGAAACCTTCACCCGCATGGTGCAGGCCGATCTTATTCCGCCTCCGCCTGAAGCGTTGCAGGGCGTGGAGCTTGACGTGGAGTTCGTCAGCATGCTCGCTCAAGCGCAGCGGGCGATCGGCGTTAATGGCGTTGATCGCTTCGTTGGCGCCCTTGGCGCGGTAGCTCAGATGCGCCCTGAGGTGATCGACAAGATTGACGTGGACAAGTGGGCTGACAGCTACAGCGACATGCTTGGCGTGGATCCCGACATTATCGTCGCATCCAAGAACGTGGCTATCATCCGCCAGCAACGCGCTCAGGCCCAAGCCCAAGCCCAACAGATGCAGGCTGCACAGATGCAGGCTGATGCAGCTGCTAAGCTTGGCACGGTCAAGACTGATGAGAAGAACGCCGCTACCGATCTCATCAACCTTTTTAGCGGCTATGGAGGAACCTAACATGCCTGGAATGAAACCCTACGGCGCCAAGCCCGCCGGCAAAGGCGGAAGAATGACCCCGCCGCGCACGCCTCGCAGGCCCGCGCCATCTCGCAAGGGGAAATAAACCATGGGTGCGCCCGTCGTTTCACAAGCGCTTGAGACGCTCACAGCCACGATCGAAAACGGCGGCAGTCTGTCCGGCGCTGTGGATCTTGGCGGGCGCAAGCTCGTGGCAATTGACATGCCTTCAAGCTGGACTGCTGCTTCGCTAACCTTCCAAGCCTCGCCCGATGGCGTGACTTATTACAACGTCTACGACAGCGCAACAGAGCGCTCGCTGACTGTTGATTCAAGCCGTTTCCTTCACGTTGACATGGAAGACTGGCTTGGCGTGCGGTTTCTAAAGCTGCGCTCTGGCACAGCTGCGACGCCGGTCGATCAAACCGCAGCGCGTACTTTTACGCTTATCGTGCAACCTTAGTTATTGGGGGTTAAGATGCCTCGCGTATCCGGTTCAGCTTGGCCTTGGCTCCTAGCCGACGACAGTGACGCCATCGTCGGCGTGCGCAGCGGCAACATCGATCAGCTGTTCGTCTTTTCTAACGACGATGCGCTGAACATCGACATGTCGAACCTAGCGGCGACGTGGAACGCTGCCGGGACGACCTTCACCGCCGTGAAGATGAACGTCACCGACACCGCCTCCGCAGCGGGCAGCCTGCTGCTGGATTTGCAGGTGGGGGGGACGAGTCGGTTCCGCGTGTCTAAGGGCGGGCGCGTCACAGCCCAAACCCTCACCATCGGCCTTGGCGGCCAGACGGCTGTGGCAGACAATA